AAGACACTTTATCAGGGTCATCGTTAGCCAAAAACAAATGGTTGAATAAAGTTATTGAGAAGCATCTTTCAAGTGATGGTGGTGCAGTATCACAAAATGACTACAATGATATTTGGTCATCTATTATTGCGAATGATGGTTCTGTACAGCATCTAACGTGGATGGATGATTGGACAAAAGATGTGTTCAAAACATCTATGGAAATTGACCAACGATGGGTTATTCAACATGCGGCTGATAGACAACAGTTTATTGACCAAGCACAATCTCTAAACCTATTCTTTAGACCTGATGTGAATGTGAAGTATCTACATGCAGTCCATTTCCAAGCATGGAAACAAGGTCTGAAAACCCTATACTACTGCCGCAGTGAGAAATTGGCTAAGGCAGATAAAGTATCAAAGCGCATTGAGCGCCAAGTAATTGAAGAAATTAATTTAAAACAATTAGCAGCTGATGATTCAGTATGCCTAGCATGTGAAGGATGAAAAATGAAAAAAGTTATTAGATTTACCGCCTCATGGTGTCAACCATGTAAGATGTTAGCCAAAACTCTGGAAGATATTCAAACCAACTTACCTATTGAAGTTCTTGATATCGATGCAGAACCCAATATTGCAATCGAATATGGTATTCGTGGTGTGCCAACATTGTTGATGGTTGAAGATGGAAATGTACTGAAACGTTCAGTTGGAATGAAGAACGCAAAAGAATTACAGGAATGGTTCAATGATTAAGAAAAGTAATAGCCGATTGACCGATGAGCGGTCAGCATTTAAACCTTTTAATTATCCATGGGCGTATGATGCGTGGTTGAAACATGAACAATCACATTGGTTACATACTGAAGTACCAATGGCTGAAGATGTGAAAGATTGGAAAAAGAAACTATCTGCAAGTGAGAAAGACTTTTTAACGAATATCTTCCGTTTCTTCACACAAGGTGATATTGATGTGGCAGGTGGTTATGTAAGAAATTATCTGCCATATTTTCCACAACCTGAAGTACGTATGATGCTCATGGGCTTTGCGGCTCGTGAAGCATTACACATTGCTGCCTATAGTCATTTGATTGAAACACTTGGCCTTCCTGAGACCACATACAACCAATTTATGGAGTATCAGGCCATGAAAGACAAGCACGACTATGTGTTGAACATTTCAGACCAGAACTCTACAAAAGAGAATACAGCTACACACATTGCCGTGTTCTCAGCATTCACCGAAGGTATGCAACTGTTTAGTTCGTTTGTGATGTTGTTGAATTTCCCACGTACAGGCAAGATGAAAGGTATGGGTCAAATCGTTACTTGGTCTATTGTTGATGAGACAATGCACGCTGAGAATATGATGAAGTTATTTAAGACCTATATACAAGAAAACAATGAAATCTGGAATGATGATTTGAAATCTAGAATCTACACCATTGCTGAGAAGATGGTTGAACTAGAAGATAAATTCATCGATTTGGCATTTAGTGGCGGTGAGATGGAAGGTCTTACAGCAGACGAATTGAAGAAGTACATCCGTTATATTGCTGATAGAAGACTCATTGGCCTTGGCATGAAAGGCATTTTTAAAGTTAAACGTAATCCTCTCCCATGGGTTGAAGAAATGATTAATGCACCAACGCATACTAATTTCTTTGAGAATCGGTCTACTGACTATGCTAAAGCTGCTCACACCGGTACATGGGAAGATGTTTGGGCATAATGAATCGTAGACCTCTTAAATTTATCACAAGGGAAAAAGAGTGGGAACTAATACAACGGTTGGAAACAATTGTTGATAGTTCCGACTTTGACCCTAGCACTACTGCTGTGATTATGGCATCACCTGATTATTCAGCAACAGTCGCTATGCACCTTGCTCACGCATGGTCACGTAAAGGTGAGATGTTGCCTATTATTCCAGTTGATGTAACCTATCCAAGTGAAGACCCAGCACCATATATACAAAAAATGTTAATGCAAGGTGCATACATTGGACCATATAGTAAATTGATTATGATAGAAGCTGGTATTATCAGAGGTGGTAATTGGCAATGGATGCTTGATGTATTATATGGATGGGACTATAAAAGGTCGGATATTACATTAGTTGCTATGTGTGAGAATATACATAGTAAAGTAAAATCGGATTATGTTGGTGAATATTATGATGATGACAAAGAAGAATTAATGTTCTATTTTGAGAAGTTTAATAAACATTGGCCAATTAAATAATATAGAAAGATATTAATAATATGTCAGATGGTGGCAAAAGGTCTAAACAAAGACCCACAGACCCTAAAAAGTACGATGAAGGTTACGACCGTATATTCGGAAACAAAAAGAAGGAAGATAAGAAATGAAAAAGGTTTTATTCTCTATTATATTATTAGCAAGTACAAGCACATTTGCACAACACTATGGCTATTACCATCATGGTGGCCATTGGCGCCATGGTCATAATGGTTGGAATTGGGTTGTACCTGCTGTTGTTGGTGGTGTATTGGTGTATGAGGTTTCAAAAAACCAACCACCTGCACCACCTGTGATTATTCAACAGAATGTTCCACAACAACAAAATTGTTCACCTTGGACTGAAACAATCAATCCAGATGGCACTATAACAAAAACAAGAACCTGCACACAATTGAAGGATTGAAATGAAGAAGTTATTATTTGTATTATTAGCATTTTTTGCTACTACAGTATTCGCCTGGGAACAAAGGGCGCCATTGCCGGTACAGGCATGCCAAGTCCATAGTCCATATGGGTTTGCGGTTGCACAGAGACCTGCACAACCAATCTGCCGTGAGGCCTATTTGGTTGGTTATGATGCACCTGTAAAGATTCCTGTCTATGTGGCTTATACACTACTGCCACAAAATGCATTAGGTTGCTTCCCACGCACCAATGCCTTTGTTGCTGACCAATCATTGAATGGTATGGGTGCAAGACCTGATGACTATGCAGGTACTGGTTACGATAAAGGCCATGCCGCACCTGATGGTGACTTGTCATGGTCACAACAAGTAGAGTATGAATCTTTTTTAATGACAAACATGTATCCTCAACACGGCTCTTTAAATCGGGGAATATGGAAGTTATTAGAGACATCCGTGAGAGGTTGGGCAGTCCAACTAAACCAAACTTTTACCATATACGTTGGCGCATTGTATGGCACTGGTGATGCCTTCATTGGTAATGGTGTGATTGTACCTCATGGTTACTACAAAATTGTAATCAATCAAAATACAGGTGCAGTTGCAGGTTGGGTATTTCCACACACCAAACCATATCAGAACTTAGGTAATGACCTAACAAAGTTCCGTGTACCAGTTGCACAGATTCAACAACAAGCCAATGTACAGTTTAAATTCCCAGCCAATGCTAATGAGTTGGCACCTGGTGGTGAATGGCCTGTTAACTTTGGTGCATTGACACAAGCAAAACGTGCTAAGTGTGGTGCCAACGCATCGGAGTAATAGATGCCATCATTAACACATGTATGCGATAATTGCGACTCACAATTTACAATTAAATACGACATAGAAAAATGTGAAGATGATCCTCATTTCTGTCCATTCTGTAGTGAATATATACTAGAGAATGACACAGAAGATGAGGATGATTAATCTCTAAACTCCTTCAGGAGAATGTTTGCAACACATATATTTTTTATGTTGTTTTCTTTCTCCTGAAGCTACCATACACATAGCACTAGAACTCAGGTTGTTCTTTCTACAAAATTCATTTAAATTGGAAATAATCAGGGTTTCACCTTCTGGTGTTGTTATTTTCCATTCTTCAATCCTAGACTTTAATGCTGCTTCATGCAATTTTTTATTGTGCTCATCTGAAAGTGGTATACCAAATTGATGGTGTTTCTCACCTCGTTTTTTAGCTGATATTTTTGCTCTTACTTCAGGTTTCTTAGCGATATTAGCATCACCAAGCATTCTGTCCCTTTTTATTTCTCTCCACTTCTCATTCTTTGTTGTTATTTGTTTTTCTGTAGCTTCATAAATTTTACGTTCACGGACAAAATATTTTCCACCAATATTGGTGTTATAATAATCATCGGTGAGTAAGACATTTCTGTCCCATTGTTCCTTTTCTTCCAAGAATGTCATTTGTTTTTTGTATATACATAGGTGTAGGATAGTTCTTTTGAATTGTTCTTTACCTAATGTTTCTATATCTTTCAGTAAAACGTCCGATGAACCATAATAATCCATCCAATCAGATTCTTTTGTTTCTCTCCGGCCAGTCTTTTTGTTTTTACGTCTAGACCAAAAGTGTTTTTTACCGATATATTTTTTACCATTGGTTAAATTCTCAATGATATACACAAATCCTTCAAATGGATTTTTTTCTGGAGTCTGAAAAATGCTTTCTTTATACAACCATTCCATGTTAATTCCTTTTAAACATACCATATATATAAAAGTTAGGTTCTCAGGATAGAAGAAATTAACAAACTATGAAATACTGTAGAGATAACGATTCACCCCCACAACGAAGGAAGTCTATGGCTCGCAAGACAACTGCCAACACAACCATTGATACTGAAAAGGTATCAAGACCAACCAATCACCTCAAACTGAGGCTTGATGACCTTAAAACATTTGACCCATTGACAGACAATCAAAAACTATTCTTTGATGCATATAAACGTGGAGATTATTTTGTAGCACTACATGGTGTTGCAGGTACAGGTAAAACCTTCTGTGCTTTGTACAAGGCAATAGAAGAAGTAATGGATAAATCTAACCCATTCAATAAAATCATTGTTGTTCGCTCAGCAGTACAGAGCCGAGAGATTGGCCACTTGCCTGGTGATGTGAATGAGAAGATGGAAATCTATCAACAACCATATCGCCAAATCTGTGAGACACTATTTGGTCGTAAAGATGCATGGGATAGGTTAGAAGAACAAAACCATATTGAATTCATATCTACATCATTCATCCGTGGTATGTCATTTGATGATGCCATCATTATTGTGGATGAGATGCAGAATATGACCTTTGAAGAAATTGATACAGTTATGACCCGTGTTGGTTACCGCTCAAAGATTATTTGGTGTGGTGACTACAGACAGACTGACCTCAATAAGAAAAAGAATGATGTGAGTGGTATTCTTAAATTCTTTGATGTAGCCCATCATATGAATGCCTTTACACGTATTGAGTTTACACCTGATGATATTGTACGCTCATCATTGGTTAAAGACTACATTCTTGCCAAACTACAGTATGAGGATGCAATGGATTAACCTAAAACACATTCGTTTTACTTTTATTGTGTTTTCTTGTTAATATTTGTAGGTTGTTCTCCACATGTAGGCCACAAACATCTTTACCACGTAATGGTATGATGTGGTCTACTTCATGGGGTATGCCAGTCTGTTCTGTTAACCTTGTCCGCTCAGTATAAATTTCTTTTATTTTTCTTCTGTCGGCCCAAGGCGGTGTTGCAAGAAGTTTGAGATTGGGACAGAGGTTGACGCTTCTAGAATCAGTTGACCGAGGTGGTCCTGTTCTTTTACGGGATTCATATATATTCATGCTGACATTCCTTTACAATGTTAGAGTAGGTGGGGATTGCCGTCCCGTGACCTACACCTATTTATCCTAATATTAGACACGGCACACTAGTACTTATACTTAGTTTTTGTTGCAGCTGCACATAAATAAATGTATAATCACTAATATCAAACTCTATGTTCGGACTCATTTCTTACCTATTATCCTTCTTTGAAGGCAACAGTTACCAATCACGCTTGGACAGATACATTGCCAATCGTAATGTGGTTGATGCATCACAATTAGAATACTATGTGAGAGAGTTTGAACGTAACCAACATAAGGCATATCTGTGAAAAACATTCTAAACATCATCTACAAAAAATTTGCAACCATCGGCAGTTTCACTAAGGAATACCGAAAATTCAAACACGGCGCAGCCCGCTATTAATTTAACTACCACCTAAGGAAATAAACCATGGCTAATTCAATTTTCACACCACTATACTTTGCTAACTATTTTGTTGACCAAGTACAAGATGCAAAGAACAAGGTTGTTGACACATTCGTGTTTGATGACAAAATCAAAGCATCCATTAAAGATTTCGTTGAAGCTCAACGTGACTTTACCAAACAAGTAAACCGCACAACTAATGAAGTTGCTGAGTTGACAGCAGTAACCATTAAAGAAATGGCTGAGAAAACAGTCAAAGCCGCTAAGATTTAATTGTTATACATATGCTTTGGAGGATATCTGAAGCATATGAAAAAATTAATAGCGCATCGTGCAAATAAACGATTTATGGATGTAGCATTCAAATCACAATCGTGGCAACCAACTGAACGCAATGGATGGATTATTAAATTCTCCATTTTCAATGATGACAAGATATTGTTTGTGTTTCTCTCCAGATATACAGGCCAGACAGTTATCAGAGAGTTTGATGATGAAGATGCCGCTGTGGACTATATCAACCTCATAACCGATTTAGATGCCGAAGAATGGCACGTACTATAATCAGGTATAGACCCGCTTCGGCGGGTTTTATATTTGTACCGCAATAAAATTATGGTTAGTATATAATGTTATATCAGGAGAATAAAATGAATGACAAATTGAAAGAGATTGCCCTACAAGCAGGCGGCAGTCATTACCCTATTGTTGGTGGGGAAACACTAGAGAAATTTGCCCGTCTATTGATTGCCGAGTGCATCGATGCAGTAAAGAATACACCAAAAACAGCCGCATTTACTACATTTGATTTGAGTGTGGTTGATGGTACAATTGCAAATAGTGTCAAAGCCATTGAGCAGAGGTTTATATAAGAAATGATTGACCTCATAAATGCCTTTATGATGGGTGTATTTGCCACACTACTGTATCAAATTGTGAGAGAATTAGACCTCGTTGGTAATTTAATACAATTATTTAAAGATTGGTCTAAGAATGAGCAAACAAGAAGATAAAGACAAACGAAGCAGCCGTATTCATGCCGACAAGACTGCTGTTAAGAAGCAGGTCAAGATTGCCAAGGCATATGGTATTGAGGTGAAAGAACCACATAAACTTGCCAAGCACCACTTACTAGACTGTGGCAATCCAAACTGTGTGATGTGTGCCAGTCCACGTAAGTTATTCAAAGAGCCAACTATACAAGAGAAATCATTTCAGCAGACTGAAAATTGGAATAAAGAGTGAACCATTATCAAAATTATAACATTATTGGTGATGTATACCGAGAAACCGAGGTTTATTCTGTTATAGATAACCTACAGTTGGATAAGCTCGTATTGTCTCAGGTCACCTTGCATAAGCATCAGGAGACTAGAGGCCATGTGCATGATGGCTGTGAAGAAGTATATTTCTTTCAGTTTGGTGAAGGCCAAATGGTTATAGGTGATGAAGTTGAAACCGTAACTGCTGGTTCTATTGTATTGGTGCCAGATGGCCAGTTTCATAGAGTTATCAATACAGGCCTTTCCGACCTTGTATTCCATACAGTTTACAACAAGACACAAAGTAGAACAGTATATGCAAAATAACCATTGGGGTGAACCGGATGATGTAGAGCCAATGCCAGATTGGATGTTGGCCGAGACACACCGCAACCCAAACTATAGACCATTCAGAGGCAAGAGTTTAACCGAGATGATTGAAGACGCATTGAAGAAACCACCAGTACCAATTATCATACAGGAACCAAGAGGTGATTAGATTCGTTCTAAAAACCATATTGATATGCCTTTATACCTTTGTTGGTGCTATGTGTGCCATCATGTTGGTATCGTTGGCATATGGTGGTTTTAAAGAAATAATGAAATTATTATGAAGCACCAGAAGATGATTGAATTCAAAGACCTACAATCAGATGATCCGATTATTCAAGGAGAACTTGATATGCTAAAAGAACTAAACCCTATATTCCTGCGTACAGAAGAACTGCCGGATGACTATGAAATGACACCTCACCATGACCATTGATATAGTAATTTTTATTGTAATACTAGTTGTTGGCATTGCCGCCGTGGCATGGGACGTGAGTGATGCACCAAAAGATGAGTAATCCAACCAATATTCCACCTCAAACCTTCCACGTTGAGATGATGATAGACCCTGTGCTATTTGAAAAGATAATGAGTGATGAGGAATACAAGGTGCATATCAAAGACAGGTTAGCCATTGATTTGGCCAAATGTTTGCTTGAGAGTAACCGCACCACATTCACCTATTCAGAGGACATTGATAGTGATAACTACTATGTCCGTGCAAGGATTATAGTATAAGGTTTTGACCACTTTTGCCTGATTCCAAATAAAAAGTGGTATAAGTAGTATCAGGTTTAACGACTGCTCATGGCTATCGTTCTTCCGCCTTTTTAAAATTAATAGGAGAATTATATGCGTATACCGCTAGACACCTGCGTTTCCTACGTGGAAGCAAACATATCAACCGTTCCAGTGCCAGACTGGACACACCTTGGCGTAACCTCAGAAGACACCAAAGTCATTGATTTTTCACAAATATACATTGATGATATTGATGGCAATTCTACAAAGGTTGAAACCCACACCGCTGAAGAGATTGAGGCCCTTAAAAATTCATTTGCTGAGGGTGTAGATTTAAGAGAATATCCACCTGCTGTAAGATATAGAGGGCCTCAATACGATAAGCCATATGAATTGATATATGGTTATGGCCGCACTGAGGGTATTTTATTAAATAAACAAAAAAGTTGGTTCTTTACCGTTCTAAGTGGTGATAGTGATGGTATTGAAGATGTAAAGGCACAAGAGAATGAAGGCGCCTTGCCAAAGCGTATTAATAAAGAAATTGATATGCGTAAATTTCTTATTGCCAAAATTAAAAATAAAATCATTGGTAATACTGAAAAGGAAATACGAGAAAAGTTTATGAAGGTTTATCCGTACCGTGATAAAACCGTTATGAATCGTATCATCCAACAAGTCATGGAACAGGCCGATACACCACAACCGTATATTTTCTACACCTCCACACCTCGCATCCAACAATGGTTTGACAACCATTCAAGTGAACACTATTGCATAGAAGGCGAATTTGATATCGCCAGAAACATGTATGGTGTACATATTAAAGAGGGATATCAATACCGTGCCGTTATCTCCGCTATTGAGAGATATGCCAAAACGGGTAAGTACACCTATGTAATTGGCCATTTTGCTGCACCAACCAAGAAGGCTACATTCACCACTAAAAGAAGGAAATTTATTCAAGAATTTGATAATATCCGTGCCGCCTTAGAAACCTGTGGTTTAACCATTTGGCCTATCGTAGTAATGGGATTCTTTCCACAAGATAAAGAAAATGATAACTTAAAGCAATTGGTTAAGGCAGAACCGTATATGCCTGCTAAATCATTATATACCGCATAGTACCATAGTAGAGTATCCACAGGTAATAGTAATAAAAACCTGTGGATAACTATAGTATAACCTGTGTATAAGTAGGTAGTAACCGAGCTCAGCCAATAGTGAGAAAACCGTTAGCTTATGTCAGGCCAATATAAATTAAAAAGGTGCCCTAGTTGTAATAAAGAACACCGCAAGAGAGGACTATTCTGCGGTCAGTCTTGCGCTAATACGAATCGGGTCACAACAGAAGAAACAAAATCTAA